GGTGGCGGTGGTACTGGAGGACCCGGTGGTAATGGAGCTCCGGCACAGGGAACATCTGGAGCAGCTAATCTTGGAGCCGGCGGTGGCGGCGGTTCTGGAAATGGACCAGGCTCAGGGCCTAACGCAGGTGGATCCGGTGGTTCTGGAATTGTTATTGTAAAATATCCTGATACATTTACTATTTCAAATCCTGGTGGTGGTTTAAGTATTTCAACAAGTTCATCAGGTGGAAATAAAGTTTCTTCTATTACAGCAGGAACTGGAAACGTGGAGTTTAGTTAATAATATGGCACATTATGCATTTTTAGATGAAAACAATATAGTAACAGAAGTTATTGTAGGTAAAAACGAAAACGAAGATGGTATTGATTGGGAACAACACTATGGTAATTTTCGTGGACAAACTTGTAAAAGAACCTCATATAATACATTACATGGTATACATTATACAGAAGTTATTGTTGACGAAAATGAAACAACTAGAAACGTATCAACAGATCAATCAAAAGCATTTAGATTAAATTATGCAGGAATAGGTTTTACTTATGATGAAACATTAGATGGTTTTATCGAAGCTAAACCATTTGATTCTTGGGTATTAGATGAATCAAAAGGTAAATATAATCCTCCTGTCGCTTATCCTGAAACTTACACACAAAACCTTTCTAACCCAATAAGTGGGGACCCAATGCCCGATCTATATTTATGGGACGAAGATACAACATCTTGGACTTTACAAACTGATTAAAATACTTTAATATAGTATTAATGAAAGAAACAAAAATTAGCGGCACGATTAGAAAAATGAAAGAAGCAAGTATTATTGGAGTATTTCCAACACCTGTTTACATGTCTCAATTAAATAGAAAATTAACATCTTTAGAATTAAAATTTGTAGAAAAAAATAAAAAAAAATTTACAAAAAATGCAGGTAATACTACGTCTGCTAATAACTACATTTTAAATGAAAAACCATTTAAAAAATTAAAAAAAGAATTAGAGCTAAGAGTAAATGATTATTTTCAAAAAATAATATCATCTAAAAATAATATTACACCTTTCATCACACAATCTTGGATAAATTATACTGAAAAAGATCAATATCACCATAAACATACACATTCTAATTCAATTATTTCGGGAGTGTTTTATATTAATTGTCATAAAACATTAGATAAAATTACATTTTTTAATGAAACACATAAAACTATAAAACCTGAAGTTAAAAATTGGAATTTATTTAATTCAGAATCATGGTGGTTTCCAGTAACAACAGGAGATATTTTTTTATTTCCCTCTTCTTTATCTCATATGGTTGAAACTAAACAAGGAGAAAATACTAGAATAAGTTTATCTTTTAATGTTTTTATTAAAGGTACTGTTGGTAGTAATCATGATCTAACAGAACTTATATTAGATTAGTTGTGAAAAAAAATTTAGATGTTTATATAAAAAGAATACCTAAATTTTTAAATAAAAACATTTGTAATAAAACCATAAAAGAAATTAAAAAACTAAATTGGCAACAACATGAATTTTATGATGTAAATACCAATGAAAATATTAATAGGTCTGGAAATCAAGAACTAGATGTATCAATGAATATGAGTGATGATGGTATAGATTCAAAAATTATTATGGGAAAATTATGGTTTGCAATTGAAAGTTATATAAAAGATTATAACTTTGATTGGTTTAATAGTTGGCAAGGTTATTCAAAAATAAGATTTAACCGTTATTCAAAAACTAAAAAAATGGCAGAACATTGTGATCACATACACTCTTTGTTTGATGGTCAAATAAAAGGTGTTCCTATTTTAAGTATCGTTGGAGTTTTAAATGATAACTACGAGGGAGGAGAGTTTATAATGTTTAAAAATAAAAAGATTAAACTTCTAGCAGGGGACTTATTAATCTTTCCTTCTAATTTTTTATATCCCCATAAAGTAGATCCTGTTAAAAAAGGAACAAGATATTCTTATGTTTCTTGGGTATATTAATGCATGCATACTTTAATAATTGATAATTTTTTATCAAAAAAAGAATGTGATTTTTTAATTGATTTCTATAAAAAAAATGAGAAAAAATCTTTTCTTTTTCGCGATGTTTATCCTCTTAGTCTAAATAAAAATAATTCTAAAATTAATTTTTTAGTAGAAAAATTAGAAGAAACTTCAAAGTTATTTAATTGTAAAATTGATTGGTTTGAATTAGTAAAATGGCCTGTAAATTCCAAACAAGAGTTACATTTTGATCTAACAAGTGGTGAGACAACTCTAGCTTCAATAGTTTATTTAAATGAAGATTTTGAAGGTGGTCAAACTTACTATGAAGATACTACAACTATTAAACCTGTTTTGGGAAGAGGCTTATTTTTTAATGGTGTTTTTTATAAGCATGGAGTAAAAAAAGTTGAAAAAAATACAAGGTACGTTGTGGCTACTTGGTATAAAAATTCATAGTTTGCTGCATTACTACAGGACTTAGTTTTAAATAATTGATATCCAAATAAAAAGCAGATATAATAAGGATTATGGCCTTAAAAAAAGTAGATTTTGCACCTGGTTTTAATAAACAAAGCGTGCCTTCCGCTCTTCCTGGACAATGGGTAGATGGAGATTTTGTACGTTTTAGATATACAGCACCTGAAAAAATAGGTGGATGGGAACAATTAACTGTTTCTAATGAAACATTACCTGGAGCAGCAAGAGCTCAGTTAGCTTTTACTAGTTTAAAAGGAGAAAGATATACCGCTATTGGAACTTCACAAGGTTTATTTTTATACTATGGAGAAGGTTTTTATGACATTACTCCTTTAGATACTGCTATCACTGGAGCAACTTTTGATACGAACGCATCTTCAACTTCTGTAACAGTAAATAAAACAACTCACAATTTAGCTGTTGGAAGATATATTACTTTTACTAGTGTAACTGCTCCTCCAGGATCAGGTTATGTAGATGCAGATTTTGAAACCGGAGCATTTGAAATAGTACAAGTTAATGATGCAAATAGTTTTAATATTGTAATGAGAACTAATGCCTCTGCAGATACAACTGCAACCGGCGCTGCAACTATTAATCCTTATATTGAAATAGGACCAACCTTTCAAACAAAAGGATATGGATGGGGAACTTATTTATGGGGTGATTCTACTTGGGGCACTGAACGATCTACAAGTAATGTAATTTTAGATCCAGGTAACTGGTCTTTAGATAATTTTGGTGAAGTGTTGGTTGCAACTATATTTAATGGTAAAACATTTACTTGGAATGCTGGAGCATCTAATCCAAGAGGTGTAAGAGCTTCAACATCAACATCGGGATTTTCTACTTCTGCTAATCCAACAGCTAGTAGATTTACATTAGTTTCAGATCGAGACAGACACTTATTTCATTTTGGAACTGAAACAACTGTAGGAGATACTACTTCTCAAGACCCTATGTTTGTAAGATTTTCTAATCAAGAAGATTTAAATACATATGCACCTACAGCAACTAATACTGCGGGTACCTTTAGATTAGATACAGGTAATAAAATTACTGCAGCCTTACAAGGTAAAGACTATGTTTTTGTATTAACAGATTCAGCTGCTTATGTTATTCAATTTGTAGGGCCACCTTTTACTTTTAGTGTTAGACAAGTTGGAACTAATTGTGGTTGTATTGCCCAACATGCAGCAAGTTATGTTAATGGTGCAGTTTATTGGATGTCCAATGAAGGTGGGTTTTTTATGTATGATGGTACCGTTAAAGCTCTACCTTGTTTAGTTGAAGACTTTGTGTTTACAGTTCAGAATGGAAATTTAGGTCTTAATTATCAGTCTGCTGCTACTGTTTATTCAGCTCCTAATTCTTTATACACGGAAGTAAATTGGTTTTATCCTAAATCAGGATCTGAACAAATTGACAGGTGTGTGACGTACAACTATCAAGAAAACGTATGGACTACTTCGTCCCTTGCTCGTAGCACTTATCAAGACCAAGGTGTTTTTGAAAAACCTTACGCAACAGAATACACTAGTACAAGCACTCCAGTTTTTTCACCAATTAGTGGTATTACCAATTTATACGGAGCATCCATATATTATGCTCATGAAATAGGAAATGATCAGGTTAATAGTTCAGGTACAACTTCAATTAATGCTTTTATAAGATCTGGAGATTTTGATATTGATGATGGTGAATTATTTATGTCTATGAGAAGATTTATGCCTGACTATAAATTTTTAGTAGGTAATTCTAAAGTAACTTTATTTATATCCGATTATCCATCGGACACTCAAACAGGTTCTCCTTTGGGTCCCTTTACAATAACAAAAACTACTGATAAAGTAGATACTAGAGCTCGAGGAAGATTACTATCGTTGAAAATTGAAAACGATGCTGCAGGTGAAACTTGGCGTTATGGTAGTTTTAGAATGGATGCTCAACCAGACGGAAGGAGATAACATGCCACTTACTACAAAAGGTAAAAAAATAATGAA